GATTCTCTAACTATTTTAATGAATGATGGTACCATCATAAACAAGCCAAATGCTACAGAAGAGGATTATGAAGCTATAATTAATGTAAAATCTCAATATGAGTTTAACAATATAATTATGGATCCTAATGTATTACAGGAGAAACAAGAGAAAGCTAAAGAATTAGCTAAAGCAAAAGCCTTAATGAAGGGTATTCAACTATTAGAAGACTGTGGAGAATTCACTGTAGAAGATAACGTTGTTTACTTTAAAGGTATCTCTAGGTCTATTCCTCAACTATTAGTAGAAAAGCTAATAGAGGTGGTAGATAGATCAGAAAACCTGTCTGAGGATGAAGAGTACTTATCATTGAAGAGATTCTTTATGTGGTGTTGTCTTAATCCAAGAGCTGAAGTGAGCAATGAGCTATACAGATTCCTAGATGAAAATAGCTTTCGTATTACTAAGCAAGGATTCTTTGTAGCTCTACGTAATGTAGTAACGTTACACGGTAGTCCAGAACTTGTACATTTCATCTCTAATACATACAACAAAGTAAAAGCTGTATGGAAGAAGAGTCCTGACAATTATACTGTGTTTCTAGAAGACAATGAATATAAACTTGTACATGATGACAATCTTTATAAAGTGGAAACTAGAACAATGTATGAAGAGTGGTGTGACGAAATAGATGACTACATAGAGTGCGAACCTTATGAAGAGGAAATAACATACCGAGTAAACCATGGTGAAGAAATAGGAGGTCTTACAGATCTATATCTAGACTTACCAAATAGAAAAGAAAATCGTTTCACAGATGATTGGACAAAGACATTTGATATTCGTGTAGGTAAAGTGGTTAACATGCCTATGGAAGATTGTAACTGGTCAACACAAGATTGTGCTGCAGCTGGTTTACACTTTACTTCTGACCAAATACATTATGTAGGGTGTGGTGATCAATCTGTTCTTGTACTTATCAATCCTATGAAGGTAGTTGGTATTGGTACACACAAAGGTAGATGTTATGAGTACTTACCAATTATGACTGTACCAAGAGAAGAAGCTACAAGCATTCTTCACGATGGTCAGTTTGATACTTTAGAGTTAGATGAAGAGTATGCAATCCGTGACCTTTCAGACTTAGAGTCTAAAGTGGCAGAAGGATATGCAGTTGAATCATCTAAGTATGAGTTTAACTTACCAAACATATCAAGCTCAGACATACGTGAGGTGATTATGAATCTAGATCAAATGAAAAATGAGATAGAGGATAGAATAGTAGAGTTAGATTAAATTAATTAGGGGTTGTAATATTTTAATTAAATTTGTTACAACCCTTTAATTTAGAATTATGGCGAAAAAAGTAAAGAAACCAAGAGTACCTAGAACTAGAAATGCTGGAACAATGACAGAAGCAGCATTCTGGTCTATGATAAGAAGTGCTCTTAGGCAAAAGAGTAGATGGTGGAAACCTGTATCACAATGTAAGCAAGAATCTAGAAGAGCATATAAAGGAAAGAACAAAAGACAGAAGTGGGAATATCAATGTAAAAAATGTACTGATTGGTTTAAAAGCGATGAAGTAAACATTGATCACATAAAACCTGCTGGTAGTCTTAACTGTTCAGAAGACCTTCCTGCTTTTGTAGAAAGATTGTTTTGTGAGGTGGATAACCTACAAACACTTTGTACAACATGCCACAATGAAAAAACACAATTAGAACGTAAATTAAAAAAACCAAAATAAACATGGGAGCAATACACAAAGAAGACACTATAACAGGAAGAACGCTAGGAGAAGCTTTTAAAGCTTTGCAAGACTCAGACAGAGAAGAGCTAGGTAATGATTACTATAATGGAAGTTGGCATAATGCACAAGGTATAGTAGAAGTATCTAGACATAAGTTTGAGAATGATGAACCATCTAAACATGAACCAGCTTGGGCCTTATGTATTAAGAAACCAATAGGAAACAATATGAAGACCAAAACCACTGTAACTAACTATCCTGCTAAAGGAACTAGAAAATGGGTTACTAAATATATGGTTGATGATCCTCGTTGGGCTGGAACTATTATTGAGGAAACAAAGCAAGCTGATGCTATTAAGAAAGCAAGAGCTCTAGTTGAAAAGAACCCTACTTGGAAATTAAAAGTATACATTGCAAAGGTGTTAGAACAGCACCAACCACTAGTAGCTGAAATCAATTATAAGAAATCATCTACAGAAAGAGATGGTACATGGAAGATCCAAGGATGCCTATCATATTAATTAATCAATAAATACAAAACCAAATGTCAGATTTTAAACAAAAATTAAAAGAAATAACACAACCAAATCATTACAAGAATGATAATGTAGAAGATAGTGGAGATGTAATAGACTTCTGTCATCTATATGAATTAAACTTTACTCGTGGTAACATAGTTAAATATGTAACTAGAGCTGGTAAGAAGGATAATGAATTACATGATCTAGAGAAAGCTCTCGAATACTTAAAGAGAGAAATAGCTTATGTAGAGTTCTTAAACGAGAAAGACTAGTAATGATAAGTGGAAAAATAAAAACAGGACCCACTACAGGTGGGGATGAAATAATTACTAGGGTGGTAAAAAACTGCCCTAGTAAATATGATGAGACAGAGAGAGTGCTAATTATAGATGCAGATAGTATAATGTATTTTTCTAGTTACTTTCCTGAAGACTCTATGCTAGAGTTTCCAACAGAGGAGGACAGAATAGAGGAGGCTAAGTATAGAACTAGAACTAAGCTACAAGAAATACAGAATAACATAGAAGAGTTTTATAATATAAAGAACACTTTTATATTTATAGGAGGTGGTAACAACTTCAGATATGACATACTTCCTAGTTACAAATCTAACAGGAAAGAAAAGAATGCACTGATTCCTATCATTGCAGACTATATGTTAGAAGAACTTGGTGCTATACCATCTGTAGGAGCAGAAGCTGATGACTATGTGTATGATGCTACAGTAGTAAGTGAAGGTAAATGTGTTGTAGCAGCTATGGATAAGGATGTATTTTATAATTGTCCAGACATGCCTTTCTATAACTATAGAAGTCATAAAGACACTCTAGGAGAATTCAAACACATCTCTTTGAAACAAAGTAGATTAGCTATAGCTTCTCAAGTAGTAATAGGTGATAGTGGTGACGCTATTCCTGGTGCTTTTGGCATAGGTAAAGCTTGGTGTAACAAGAACATGCATTTAGATATGACAGATTATCAATTTACTAGAGCAATAATGACTGCCTATCTAAAGTCTAACAAAGGAAACTTTGAAGAGAGTAAAAAACAAATAAGAATGAACTATGGTGTATTAAAGTTATATACTTTAGATGAACTAAAAAATAGAAATAAATGAAAAGACACAACACATGTACAACTATTTTTATGGTTCCAACTTTAAAAGTGCCTAAAGATAGTCTGAGAAAAAATGGTTTTATAAATGCCTATCTAAAGGATGATATGTCAGATGACGAATATAAAGATTGTATCTATGTATTGTTTAAACCAGATGACATTCATCTTTTTAAAGACTTCTTAGATAGTGAATATGATAGATCAAAGCAAATAGTAGAAGATTATGACTATGAAGGAGGATTTGTTATTGTTGTATATAAACTTAATAAGAAGTTCGAAAAAGACTTTAAAATAATTAAACAAGGCAAGTATTCTAAGACATCTGAAGAGTTTCAGAAACTATTTCCTAAAGTTATTAAGTTAAAGAAGAATGGTCTTCATAGAGATGAACTATCTTTACAGTATAGAATATTTAATAAGACAAAAGATCTAGTTGAGTATTGGCAAGATAGAGTGGGTGAAAATGCATGGGAAGATTATTATGAAGTTTGGACAGGGTTCCAAGAAGAAAACGAAACATTAACTAAAAAAGTATTAAATGAAAGCAGAAAAATTATTACAGCAAAATCCTAAAGCTGCAAAAGAATTGCATAGATGGATGTTTGATAAACTTACAGAAAGTTTTAAAGACTTTGACAAAGATGAGGCATTTAAAGACTACATATTAGCCAAGGGTGTATCTGATAATCAGGTACACTCAGTAGTCGATAATAATCCTAGAACATGTTTTGACTTATTAGACAGCCATGAAATTATTATAACTATACATTATGATAAAAATTATAAAACTTGGTATTCTAGCTATCACTCACCTGAAGCAACTGTTTCATACGCTTCCAGAATTGATTGTGAAAGAGGAGCTTTAGAAATGGGTATTGTTGAACTAGAAAAACTATTAAACGATGGCAAAGAGAATACCTCAGGAGAAGAAGTTGTTAGTGGAGAAACTAGCAAGTCAGGGAAAGAGTGATGTAGAAATAATTACATTAACAGGATTAACCTTCTCATACATTCAGAAAACTACTACAGCTTACTGGAAAAGAAAGATGAGAGAAGCATATCCTGAAATAAAATAAAAATAAAGTATTTAAGATTGTTGTATTTGGATTTATTTTATAACTTTGAAGTTCTTGTTATAATTTGAATTAAAATACTTCTGTTCTGTTTTTTAATTGTTGAAGACCCTTTGTAGAAATACTTAGGGTCTTTTTTTTGCAACAATCTGAGGAGGCAGTCTTACATTAATTTCGTATATTTGAATAAACAATTAAATAATTACATAATGGCAAAAAAACAAGAAAAGCCTAACACTTTTGAACAGGCGTTAGAAAAATTAAACAAGCAATATGGTGTAGGAACACTGCTTGCATTAGACAGTAAAACCACAGGAGACTATGATGTATTCTCTACAGGAAGCATTGGTTTTGATTACAAAACTCTAGGAGTTGGAGGATTTGTAAGAGGTAAAATGTATGAACTTATGGGCTGGGAAGGTACAGGTAAGTCTACTATATGTGGACATGCTGTAGCTAGTTGCCAAGCCCAAGGTGGTAAAGTGGTATTTATAGATGGCGAGCATGCTGTAGATAAAAATTACTTTGAGGCACTAGGAGTTGATACAAGTAAGATGCTTATATCTCAACCGTCTTGTGGTGAGGAAGGTTTCAACATTGCAGTGGAAGTTATGTCAACTGGTGAAGTGGATCTTATTATTATAGATTCGGATTCATCATTGATTCCTAAAGCTGTATTAGATGGTGAAGTTGGAGATCATGCAATAGGTAAGAAAGCTAGACTAAATAGTAGTGCTTACCCAAAGATTAAAAGTATAGCACACGATACGAACACGTGTGTCATAGTTATTTCTCAGTACAGAGAAAAGATTGGTGTCATGTTTGGTAATCCTACCACTACACAAGGTGGTCATGCTCTTAAGTTTTATTCTGACGTAAGAATAGAAGTTGCTAGATCATTGATGAAAGATGGCCAAGAAGTTGTTGGTAACCTTACTAAGGTAAAAGCTACTAAGAACAAGATGAGCCCACCTTATCAGAAATCAGAGTTTGAAATAATCTATGGTGTTGGTATTGATAAAGTTAGTGAAACTTTACAGCTACTACACGATTATGAACTAGGTAGAAAGTATGGTAAGACATACACATACAATGATGTAAAGTATAATCTAGAGGATTTTAAGCAGGACATATTAGAAGATGTTAACTTCTACGAAGAGTTGAGGTCTAAAATTATTAGTGCTATACGAGGAGAAGAAACTGCAGAGGAAGAAAAAAAAAGTGAAGTTGTAATTGATTATGACAAAACTAAGTCTATAGAAGTTGTAACTCCTACAGATGTTACACCAGAGTTATTTTAAAAATGGTATGTAAGTTTTGTGGAGTTAAGTCAGATTCTGAGTACTGTTTTAGACATAAACCTAAAAAGAAACTGGCTGTGAACAAGGGTTTAAGCAAGTCAGCTCTAACTGTAAAACCAACAGTTAGGGCTACTAAGCCCAAGAAAAACAAGGATCATTTATTCTTTAAACAAATATGGAAAGAAAGACCTCACAAGTCTGAAGTAAGTGGTAGATACTTAGGAAAAGAAGCATCAAGTGCATTCTTCCATCATATACTACCAAAGAATAAATATCCAGAGTTTAGGTTAGATGAAGAAAATATCATACTTTTGACAATAGATGAGCATGCAAATGTAGAGTCAGATATGTATAAGTATGATAAAATTAATACAATAAGAAACTATTTAATTAACAAATATAATTTATAACATGAGAAACCAATTTTTCTACACAAGAAAAGAACCAATACAAGACACAGATCCTGTAGAGTTCAAAGAATTTACAGACAGTCTTAATATCAATAAGGTAATAAGATCTGTTAGAATGGATGACGAGAACCTAGTTGTTCTATTAGATGACATCCATGAGCGTATCAAAGAAGTACCTAACATCAATACCAAAACAAATAAGGTGATTGGTATGAAAAAAGTAACTGAAGTTTTCCAGACAGAAGTTTACTTACAAGGAAAAGATATAGAACGATTTAAAGAAATGACTGAATCTAAATAAAATGAGCAAGAAACCATACAAAAAGTTATTAGGAAACAGAATATATGTACGTGTTCCTAAGAAAGAAGAAGAAAGTAAAATTATAGTTGACACAGCAACTAAAGAAGAACTGCAAAGGGAGATGTTGAAAAAGATGTCTAAGCTTACAGTTTATGATATTGGAGATACAATTACTAACGTTAAACCTGGTGATGTTATACTTATAGATCCATCTAAACTAAAAGGAGCTATGTTGATTCCTTTATCAGAAGAACTAGATGTATTATTAATATCTCCATTTGATGTAATGCATATTTGGTAATGAAAGAATTACCATTCATATCATGTAAAATGATTACCTATGGAAGGGTTGACACACTAGTGGAGGCCCTACATAGTTTTCTTATACAAGACTATCCAGCAGATAAGTGTGAACTTATTATAGTTAATGACTATCCTAAGCAGAAGCTTATATTTGACCATCCACAAGTTACTATTTATAACCTTGATAAAACCTTTCCACTAATAGGAGAGAAAGAAAACTATGCTATTGAGCGTTGTAAAGGAGAACTTATAGCTGTTTGGGACGATGATGATGTTGCACTTAGTAACCATCTTCAGAACGTAGCAGATCACTGGAAAGAAGACACTAACATTATACACTGGAACACTGCAGTGTTTTATAATGAGCCTAAGATTACCAAGGTTACAAGTGTAGGTAACTCAGGAATTGTGTACAGTAAGAAAGTGTGGAAAGAGATAGGGAAAAGTCCTCTAGAGAATGCAGGAGGAGACATGACTATGACTAATAGAATTCATAAACTAGGAGGTAGACTAGATGTTACTATGCCTAAAGAAAAAGCTGCATGGTTTTATATGTGGGGTGGTAGAGGTTATCATCAATCTGGTCAAGGAACAGATAAGCCTGGTAAGAGAAACATCATAGAAAGACATTCTGAATATATAGAGAACCAACGTAAGAAAGGTAAGATTCCAACAGGTGACATACATTTAGAACCTAAATGGAATAAAGACTACGCTCAGATGTTAAAAGATCATTTATCGTAAGTTGTTATAGATTGAAATAGGTTTATCTATTAATAGAGCCTCACTGTTATAAAATTCATATACATCTCTCCAATATTCATAATCTCTAGCTGAAGGTGTGTTCTTTAGCTTACTGGGAAACTTTATGTGCTCATTAGCAGAATGATGACATATAACATTACCTATATCAATTTGACAAAACATAGGAATAACAGGCTTAAGTCTTCTAGTCCCATCTTTCTTTACTTGTCCACCAATAGCCATTCCTTTGTAGTCTGATGACCTGAGTAATTTATACTCTTGATATAATTGATCGTGAAAAGTTGTATCATCATCTACAAAACAATAATACCCATCAGTTACACGTTCTAAACAAGCTTGTCTTTTAGTCCAAGATTCCTTGTTGTTACAATTTATTATGTATGGGTGAACTCTTATATCGTTAGGAATATATGAAAGACTATCTTCAGCCTCTATAGATACACCAATGTGCCAAGTTATATCTTGTTCATCAGGTAAACTTTTATATATCTTCTTTAATAACTTTGGTCTATATAAAGCTGTTATTATGTGGAGCATATTGTTTTTTGGTTTTTAAACACTTTAAATTCTGTAAGATCTCTATACCCATTAACTTCATAAAAGTCTTCATTGTGTATAGGATAACTTTGTAATAGACATAATCCTTCAGCAGCTTGTTGAGGTGTCATATACATATTCCAGCCAAGAGTTTCAATGTTATCTTCTTTATAATACTTTTCACTTCTTCCCTCATACCTAGCTTTCTTAAACCATTCTACTGCCTCAAGACTATCAGTTAGTATCATACCACCTTTCCCAATGGGTAGGTGTTTCTTGATATGAAAAGAAAGACACATAAATGATCCATCAACATACATATCTTTAGTAAGTCTCTTGGCTGAGTCATAAATAGGATAAGGCTTCAACTGGTAAATTCCTTTCCAGTGATTAACTTTAGGACTAGTATCAAATATAACATCTCCTCCTGAGTGTATAATGCTCATTGGTACAGACAAGTATGTCTTACTAGGTATAGTTACATCCTTAACCTCTAAGTACTTACAACATAAAAACAGTGCATTAGTGCAACTGTCAACAGAAATAGCATACTTAGCTCCTGTGTAGTGAGCCATCTCTTCTTCAAACATTCTTACAATGTTATAAGGGCTGTGTTTATTGATTGGCATAAGGTGGTTCTAGATCAAAATCATTAATTAAGTTATTAGTATCTTCAATATAATAATTTTTTAGATGAGATATTATATCAGGATGTACTTTTTTTCTATAACTACTATTCTCTGAAGATGATAGTTTTGGATAATGATGAGCTCCTATCCATGTTACTATTTCATAGAATCTACGTGGAATTTTTGTAAATTCCTCCATAAATGTAACCATTATTTGTTTCTTAGGAAAGATATTTAAATACTCTGATATATATTCTGAGTAAAGCCCTCTTTGTAGATAGTCAAAAGGGTTAGTTGAGAATTTAGATAAGTCTAATTCTGGTGCAGGAGTGTTTTTTAGAAACACTTCTTCTAGTGTTCTAGTTTCTAAACCATTATTATGTGAGAAAAAGTAATTAGACAATGCTCTCTCTACAGGGTTCCTAAGACATATTATAATCTTTGCGTCAGGATAGAGTGATTTAATCTTTAAAGCAGCGTCAGGCCTCTCTATGTAAGTTGTAGCTTTCTCTAGGAGTATGTTTCCAGAGCTATTATCAAAAAGATTCATATATTCCTTATGACTAACCTCATCATTTAAGAAATATTTAGTTTCAGGAGCTACAGGTTTCAATAAATTAACTGAAGGACAGAGATCTAGTTGCTTACATAACCATGTAGTACCACATCTTTGTCCTCCAATTATAAATAGGTTGGTTTTCATTTCACCAAATATACCTATTTTTTCTTTCTTCTAGTACTGCATCCAGATTTAGCTTTCTTAGCTTTAGTACCGTATCCAGCTTTCTTTACAGTTTTACCTTTTTTAGCATACCCCATTTTGTTACGTACAGCTGTAGGTAACATTTTTAATCCTTTTTGAGAAGCTTTAGGTGTCTTTAATCCAGCTTTTGCCTTTTTAGCTTTCATGGTTTTACCATATGTAGCTTTTTTCATCTTACTCTTAGGAGGAACCATAGAAGCAGCTTTACCACCATAGCCCATTTTTTTAGCTTTTGTTCCAGCCTTAGCCATCTTCATTCCTGATTTAGCCTTTTTCATTTTAGTTCCAGACATAGCTTTTTTTCTAGTACTACATCCAGATTTTGCTTTTTTACGCATCATAACTTTATTATTTTGGGAATTATTAAATATTGGAATGTCTCCTTCGAGAATCCCAGATTACTTTTTTAGCTTTACCTAACATACTTTTTTTACCCACTCTCTTATTAAAATCATCACGTGTTTGATTTAACTGAGGCCCTGCTGACTTGATACTCATAACTTAAATTTTATTATCTATTTTTTCTATTAAGTGGCGAAGGTCTGAACGCTCAAACTCACCTAGTTTTATTTTGTTGATTGTTAAATAGTAGTGATCTTTCTTACCACTTTCAATAATTTCTATATTCATAATTTTTTTGGTTTTAGCATTTCCACCTTCTTCTAGCTTTTCTTATTCTAGAATTAGGATTATTTCTTGTTTTTGCACTAGATTTTTTAAGCTGTCCTAATGATCTTGCACAATATGACTTACGTCTCTTTGCAGACTTAGATCCTTTCTTCACTTTACCAGTGACAGCAGTCTTTAATTTACTCCCAGGGTTAGCTTTTCTATAAGCTCTAACACCTTTTTTAGTCATACCTGCACCCTTAGATGTCTTACGGTAATTACC